CCTCCTGTGCATATTGCAGGAGGTAATTCTTCGCAGCATACTGATCAACCCCATACTCACACATGCAGCAGGCCACCTTGAATATCCAATTATTCCTACTGCCTTGTCCAAATTTACCATGATTAAACTTCATGATGAGCTCTATTATTCTATCCTCATTAGCAATGGGGAGTACTGCTATCTTTTCTGCCTTGTGGTAGCCCTTATCCTCGGTGATACCTTGAAACACATCACAGAACTCATTGAGGTAGGCATCAGGGTCATAGCTTTCAAAGCATACCCTGCTCACATTGCTGTTAGCTACGTCAAAATAATCACTATTGATGTATTCCTTGTATGCCTCAAACCTCCGTTTGTGTTCAAACTTGTTACTTTCAGGTGTACGGATAACTACCTTGAGTCCATTTCCTGATGGTGAAGTGAACATCATGTAAACATAGGGGCATTCCTTGAGCCTGTTCCGTTCTGCTTTCAAGGTCTTAGCATCCGGATACTTATCAAAGTCTAGGACACACAATCCTGAGTGTTGGATGAGTCCATCATCCTTGCGTTCAGAAAATGTCCCATTAAACATGATGGCCATGAGTTGCATCTTGCTTTCACTGTCTCCAGCACGCAGTTTTTTAATCTTACTAATCAGCTCGGGGTTACCTTGCTTAATTCTGTTGTACACTTCTATTGCCTCAAGTGTGAAAGGTGTTTCTTTGGAGTTAAACAAGCTCCTGAAAACTGATATTTTTGGGTTATACATGGTTACAAATATAAATTAAAGACAATAAATTCCAATTAAAGACGATAAATAAAAGTTATCGTCCACTCTATAAGCTAATGCTGTATTGACTTACAGCGATTTATGGACGATAAGACGATAAATTTTCCAAAGTACAAACTTTTTTAGTGGTGTATTTTATAGAGACCCTATATAAGAGAACTGTCCTATCGTCCAATCGTCATAAAAAAGAGGGAGCCTTGACCCCCTCTCTAGTATTAACCCTTAAAAAATTATGATAGCTCAAATGTAGTACTAAGTTCGTTCTTAGTCATTCTCTCTTGAAAACTTTTTAACAATTTAGTAGGGAAATTACCTGTGATTGTGACCCTAGTTTCTTCGTCATCTATCGGCATAACATCGACATCAAAGATATTAATGTCTGCTCGTTTTGGCCTGATGAGTTCTGGAATGGGGTATATCATCTTGAGGTAGTTTTGGTCTTTTCTATTGTACCAATACTTATGCTCCTGTATTCCATGCACCACCGTACTATGATCGCGGTTAAAATACTGACCAATCATTGTAGTGGTCATGTGCCGGTTCTCATGCATATAGTTGTACAGGTAGTACCTCTTGCTAACTATTTCTTGCTTTCTGCTAGGAGTATCTAGCTGATATGCCCTAATGATATCCACTATATCCTGGTTAATTACTTTGCTTAGTTCAAATAATTCCTCACTCATATCTCTTGAATTTTATAGCCCCATTGCAGATACTGCTCTAAGGTCTCAGGTTCCTCATTCTCTTGATAAGCAAAGTTGAGCTGTCTTAAATATCCTTTCTCATCCATTCCCATGTAGCACCATGTGCCACCCTCTGGCTCTACTTCATCCTCAAGCCACATTCTGTAGTATTTTACGTATTTCATTAGTCTAATCTTTTAGGGTCATTAACTCCTTTGAACAGGTTGCTTGTAGTAGCTATCATGCCGGTAGCTTTCATAAAGTCAACCTCAGCCTTAGCACTGTTTATCACTGAGTTAGACAGGTTAGAAATTGCCTGAGCCTTTTCTACTTCAGTAGATAGTTGTTCAGGTGTTAGCTCATCATCATTTAATCTCTCTAGAGCTGCAAAGAGGTGATCTCTAAGATCGTTCATGCCGTTTCTTGCCATTGTTTATTGTTTTATTAAGTTTACTTTTTAATTTCATGACCTGCTGCAGCTCCATTGGGAACCGTTGGATGGTATTCCTAGTCATGTTTTGTATCATTGGGATGCACTCCAGGTTGCTCAGTTCTAAGTTCATGGTGTTACCATCAATGAACCTCACTATGTGCTTAGGAGGGATGGGGCCATTAGCTTGCTCCCATGTCAATCTGTGTGTTAAGGCCCATTTGCTATCTGCTAATTTTGTGTAGTGATAAAATCTACCTGCTGTATCTTTACGGATGCTAGTTGCATTGGCCTCCCTAGTATTGAATGGCTTATTGCCTTTCTTAAACATGGTAGCAGCTGCGTTGGTTAGCAATAGGTTAGGACATTTCATGCCTTTGTTGAATGGCACATGACCTTTATAAAACCTGGTATGCTTACCTGCGTTTAACATTAGGGCCCGGTTAATTGCTTTCTTTGTCTTAGGGTCTTTCTTTATCCCTCTGTTGTACGTTCTATTGTACACTTGGGATGCAGTCAATCCTAGATACTCACCTAATATCTTAGCAGGGATGTATGGGTATAGTATTTTTAGTATCTTATCTTGTCGCATACTTTCTCAATTACAAAGTGTCCGTAAATATGAGTTCCTGCTGCCCTGAACTGTTGGAGTTTCCAATGGCAGAGTGCTTTGGTAGGGAATTCATAGCTCTCTGCGAGCCGTCTTTCATAGAAGTATAGTAATCTGTACATGTGTTTTTGCATTTTAAGTATTCTAAATATAGGGAGGTATTAAAGGATCCCCCTTTATCTCCTGCAAATGACTGCTTGGTCCACCATCTAGCCATCTCGGATATATCTCTATGCATCATACCTCCACTCATCCTCATCAAAGTCATTGTCAAACTCCTGCATATCTCTTACAAGGTTGGTATCCTGGATGCACCACATGATCTCTTCCTTGAGTTGGTCAAGTTCGGTATCAGTTAGGATGTAGTCAAGCTCCACCTCACCAATCACCTGAGTAGCTAACACGTTGCTAATCTCAACCTCATAGCTTTCATCTGTTATGTTAGTTATTTCAAACTCACATTTACCATGCACATCATCAAAGTCAAAATAAGCTACTTCAATTCCTATTGTTACTTGCATATCATAAAGATTAAAGTGTGATACATTGCTACCATGGTACCCACGACCACAGCAAAACTTGCTACTACATTAAATAGTTCTTTTTTCATCGGTTAGCGTTTAGAATGGTTAAAAAATCTTCGGTGTTATCTAGTGCTGTCTGAGTCATTTCCTCAGTAGCTTCAACAAGCAGCTGCTCTAGGAATAAAGCAAGTACCTCTGCATTGTTTTCATGTGTCTTGATAAAGTCAAGGGCTCTTTCAAACTGTTTCATATATCATTTTTAAGTGTTAATACCTTACAAAGATATATAAAGTTTCATATATGCAAAACATTTTACATAATTTTCCACAAATTTAGAATGAGTCTAAATAAGAAACAAGCCTATAAGCTGAATAATCACCGCAAAAATAAGGCTATAAGCTTAAGATATATTTTTCTTACGAGTATATAGGTACTCTTGATACTTGGTAAATACTAGATGATTTATTTTGTAGTGTTTTTTACAGTCTTTACATAGTATCCAATGGTGTACAGTACCTGCAGCTGTGACTACTTTCTTATTGTATTTTATGTTTATTCCTGCACATTCAGGACATTCATATTTTTCACCTCCGTATTGGATGGCATAGTTATGGTTAACAATGGCATAGCTATTGAGTTTCTCAAATACTGCCTCCAATACCTCCACATCCATCTTACAATAGGTCACCATCTTATCAAGTGCCTCCTGATCTTTGCGAAATACTATATCTTTCCATAGGTCAAGCCCTCCTGTCTCCATCTTAGCACCTACCTTGAGTAGCTTAGCTATGTAGTCAAGCTTGTTGCTATTAAAATTAAAGTACTTTTTAGCCCATTTAAGAGTGTCTATGGTCTTAGGTGATGGCATAAACTGAATGCCATGGAATAAAGCCCTTGTGCGTATCCATTTGAGGTCAAATCTATCCCCATTGTGAGCTACAATTTCATCTGCTTGAGCTAGAACCTTGACAAATTTCTCAATCATTTGCTTATCACTCTGACTTTTGGACCATGTTAGGCTGTGAATTTCATCCTCACCCTCCCATTTGTAGCAGATGCAGATGATTGCACGTTCATGGATGATATCACCCGGGTTGATTGTTAGGTTGTATCCTGTCCTCCAGAACACCCCGACATTGAAAGAGGTCTCAATGTCGTAAAAAAGTCTTTTTCTCATAGCTTAAATAGCAGGGCAATCCTATCTAGTAGCCCCTTTTGTATTAGAAATCTTAGGAGTATCCCTAGAATAAACGCAACAATCACAGGCCACCATAGTATTTTGTACTTTACTACCTCTTTAGCTTGAGCAGTTTTATAGATAGTCTTACCTCGTATCCTTTCAACTCTTGTTTTATATCTATACTCTATCCTAGTCTGAAATCTAGTCTTAGGAATTATGATATTCTTAAAAAACACAATAGTATCCTTAGTGGTGTAGAATTTCTCCCATACAATAGTGTCATTGTGTATCACTGGGATGCTGTCAACAGTAGTTATCCGGATGGTGTCACTATCCTGTACTACTTGCAATCCATTCTTTAATGCTTTCTTATAGTGCCATTGAGCTCGCTTAGGAGCTGAGCAGGATGTCGCAAATATAGTAGAAACTAGCGACAAAATAATTATTGAAAGTCTCATGTGCTATAGGTTTTGAAGCATTGATATCATTCGGGGGCATGGGTAAATATCTGCCTTGTCTTTTCTCACACTGTTGTGCGTGTAGATCCCTGCAGTACCTTTGAATGCCTCTTTATCTATGGCAAATATCTCTGACCGGTACGTCTTAGGAATGTCATAAGTATCACACAGGTACTCCACCAACTGCCGAGTGCTTTCAATCTGTGCATCCGTATATTTGTACCAATGGATATTACCCTTGTATGGTGTATCTAATGTAGTTACCATTGATGGGTCCACCACTCCCTTAACATAGTTGTAGTACTTACCATCCTTGAGCTTCAATGGTCCCCAATTGCATACCTCAATACCTACACTTAGCTTGTTTAAGTTTTGATACTTGAGTCCATGAGCTGAGAAGTCCTGACTATCTATCCCCAGGTGATAAGCCCAATGCTTAGATGAAAAGCACTGTACTATTGTACCTCTTTCACCTATTACAAATGCAGTAGCAATCCTATCTCCGTTGCTGTTCCACCAACGTGATACAGCTACGGCATTACCATTGCCTGCAGTATGGTGTAGATAGATTTGTTTTTTCTCAGACTCCTCATGGAAGTACTGAGCATTAGATAGGCGTTCCTGTAATATCTTGCTTGTGTCTAATTTCATCCACCTCTTTTTTAATATCCTTAGCTCTTGAAAATAAGTTTTTCATTGCCTGCCATAAGTCAAGGCCTTTCACTGCTTTGTAATTCTCATTGATACTCATAACCTCTATTGATACCAGGATGAGTGCAAGTACTTTGGTAAGCAGTAACTCTACAGAGAAAAAATGCAGGATGATACCATTCAAGATGAACTTATCAATCATGTAGAACATGATAACGGTTACCTCATAGAGTAACATCTTGCTAATGATTGCAGATAAGCCTCTGCTTGTGATTGGCACCTTTTTTTTAATGCTCTTCCATACACCTGTGATAGTATCAAGTACGATCACAAAGCCTACTAAAAACAATAACCCTGAGATAGGCATTAAGAATG